ATGTGTGCTGGAAGGTGTTGCTGTTCCAGTCACATGCAGTCTCATTAGGCTCTCTGATGCGAAGTTTTTCTGTCTGTATGTGTACTTGAAAATACTTTCAAGTGTAAAAGAACCAGATGTGTAGAGGCCATCCGAGGCTGCACCTGAAATTGCTGGATATCCTGGTTCAACTCTTGAACCTGATAGGTAGCTTCCTACAATATTTGGCTTTAAGGGTGAAAATCCTTGAGAATCAACTGTACTTGTCTGAATTGCCAGGCTTCCTGAGAGGTCGAGCATAGTTGAAACTTCTGTCTTAGTTTCTCTACGTCCTACCAGAAAGCTCTTCTTGGGTCCACCAAATTCTCTAATTGTAAAGAAGTTTTCAGGTATGATACCAGATGCATTCAAGAGCGATCTAACTGATGCATTAGTTCCTTTCTCTTTCATTATGCTTGCCATATTAACAAGCAATCTTCTCCAAATTGTCTTTCTTACTTGATCTAGGTTCTGTGCAAGTTTTTGATCATTCTGCGTTATATTGCGTCCTTCATAAAATTGTTGACTTAACGCAGACTTAAAAATTGCCGGAACTTCAAAACCATAATAGTCAGCTAGAAAAGGAAGAAATTTATCATTAACAGAAATATCTTGATTGTAGTCAACGTGAACTAAGTTTGAAAAATGGTCAACAAACATCTTTAGTTCATCGAAGAATTTTGCATAAACATAAAGCATTGCTGTGATAATCTGTGGCGACCCTATGACTCCTGTTCCTGGCATAGAATCACCGGAAATTTGATTTCCAATTTCACCATCTTCACTTGTGAATCCTTGACTTACAATACCTTCACGTAGATAGTGAGCAGGGATTATTTTAGTTATTAAGTTTGGATTATCAGCATCATACACATTTGCTTGACTCAATAACGTGCGATTAAAATCAATTGTGGCAGAATAATCAGCAAATAAGACAGGGCAGCGTGAAGAATCTTCAGCCGACATTGGATTGTCAATTCCTGCACCTTCTCTTTGTGTAACTAAAAAATTATCAATGTAAGAATGTAGTGAGTTGCCTGAGTAGTCTAGGACAACATCATTAGCAGAATATGATCCTGTGGGTTCATTGAACTTAAAGTAGAGCTTTAGAGGATTAGTCTTGTAGATTTCTCTCTTCCAGTTTTTGGACAAATTTGACAATTCAACAGTATCATGGAAAAAGCGAAGTTCATCAAGGGCGCCTGTGAGATATTGATTAGGAACAAATCTATATACGCTCGGCGTGCCTAGTGTATGTGATGATCCGGATCCAATCGTAAGACTTGCTGCAGAGAAGTCAATGTCATTGAAAACAACTGTGTCTGTTTCACTTGATGCAAGCGTAAGATCCTTGTAGATTTTAAGTGATGACGACAGTGCTTGAGTATCGTACTCAAAATATAAATGATTAAATCGACCTTTTGTAACTTGAGCCGACGCTGTAGCATACAGACCATTGCATGATACCATAAACAGAGCTGTACAGTCTGTAGTTGTAGTTGATGCAGACAAAGCGATCGTAATTGCATTAGTTTCATTTTTCCTCTTCTGCATGATAATTTGATTATCATTTACTCCAGAAGACGGGTAGCAGAATACTTCAAAGGAAAAACTATTGTAGTGTGGGTCAAGAACGCCTAAGCCCGTATCTATTTTTGATATTTCTGGAAAATTCTGTCCTGCTGCGTCTTTAACTTCTATCTTATTAGTGCCATCAAATAATAAGAAATTACGACTTTTTGAGAAACTATTCAGGATGTACATTTCAAATCCTGTTAAGTTATCTTCAAAGTCTTCAACTTCTTGCACTGTTGCATCAAATGGGTATTTGTTAATGATTCTATCAAATGCAACATTAACTTTAGAAACTGCAGAGTTGAAAAAAGTATGATTCTCAAATTTTGAGTAATCAATTTTTAACTCTTGTGTTGACTTTAGCGCAGCACCAATCTGGTCATATCTAAATGAGCTTGTGCTATTAATGTTTGTCACTTCTTGATTTTCAATCGTTAGATTATCACGTCTATTTGACAATGTGACAGCCTTAAGATTGGTCGTAAAGACCGTAGGTCTATTTGTTCTAACAACATTTGATGGCATATTAATCAACCCTAAACTTGGCTGCTACGTCTTTAAACACGACTTCAGAACCCTCTCTTAGAATCTTAAAGTCAAATGTGTAAGTTCTACCTCTAGGCAGAGATACCATATTAAAGTCAAAATAGTGACTTGATGTATCATTTGACACAGCAGTTCCTGGATTGTGGAATGGAACAATTATCTCATTAAGATCTGTATCTCTTGCTTGATAGTATATCTCGTCAACAAACACACCCTTATTTTCATAAGGTAGTTTGGTAGCAATAAACTCTCTTGTTATATCTTCAACAAAGATCCTAAAGCGGTAGCTCTCATTTTGTTCATATGATGTTCTCATGTTTGTCATGCTAATTGTCAACCGTTCAAGATCAATATAATACTGTTCTGTATCAGGACGATTCACTGTTAGTGATCCTGTTTGAAATCCAACAGATCCGTCTATTGATCCCCATATTTCTGTAAAGTCGATCGTGTTTAAATTAATTAAGTTACGGTAAACTGTTGCATTTTCGTAGCTATTCAGCAAGACGTCAGCTTTATAAACGCCTGTTATGAAATTTAGTCCATAGCTCAGTTGAGATACATTGAACTGCTTTGTATAAGATCCTGTCTTTAGAGTCAAGATCATGCAATTGTTTCCTTTGATCTCTGTGAGACTCGATCCAGACAGAATATTTCTTGGAGTTCCTCTTACATTATTGGAGAGCAACAAAGATCCGGTCTCATTGAAGAAAAAGTTATTGTGGTTATCTCTAACTAAATCATTGAATGTGACGACAATTTTGGGTCTTTTCCCGACATTTGTAGCATTTCTAGATGTAAATCTCTTGACAAAGCGAGTAAATTCATCAGTTTCTTGAGATCCTGAAAAGGAAATTCTAAAACCTTCATCGGGTATAATACCTGCGAGCGTTCCTGACACAATTTTAGTAACATCAACATTTAGATCTTCTTCACCTGAGGCGAAGGTCTGCTCTCTCCAGAGATTGACAATTCCATTGCCATCATTCAAATTACCACTTGAAATTATGTCAATATCAGGCGACCCTAAAAGACCCGCTCTGTTGGCACCTGTTAGGAACCATTTTTCAACTTGTCCTGTTGAAATTGAGGCAGTTAAGAAATTACAGACATCAATATCGCGGTAGCCAACAACATCACGCCCGACACCTTCATCAAAGCTCTTCGATAAAGGGAAAACAATAAGTTTAAAATTTGTGGGAGTGGGTTGTCCACCATAGACATCACTAAGGACTAGATTACACTTAAAAGATGAATCATTTATATTAAGCTTTTTTGACATAAGCGCACGAAGTGGCGAATAATCAAACTTAATGAGACCCCTTGAAAGCTCTATGGGATTTACTTCACCAGAAATCTTATTCTCATCATAAAGCTTAAAGAGATCAAGAGTACCTGCCTGTCCCAGATTGGCATCAGTTGCTCGAAAAGATGAGCCTATGATCTTGTTTGTGATGTAAGCGTCTTTGCTAGCTGATAGGGCTAAGTACATTTTGTCTCCTAGGCAATATTGCCGACGATATCAAAGTCTGGGTATCTAACTTCAAATATACCTCCTGGTGGAGGAACAATTAAGCCATTGATTGTGTTTTGATTGACATTAAAGATTACATCACTATAGCTTGTTCCGTTAATATTGCCGTTTAAGCCTTCAAATGTAATATTTGAAATTGACAATATCCCATTTGTATTAAGAATAATGTTCATTATGTCAGATGTGAGTATTGGCTGGTCGATTTGAAAATTTTTGATGTTAAAGTACTCTTTCAATGATTGATTTATCTTTTGAAGAGTTGTATTCTTGACCGCAGTTGAATTGAGGACAACAGTGTAGCTTACTTTTAAATTAACAATTGGTGCATCAACAATATCAATGCCGTCAGATATCAATCTAAATTCATTAAGATACTTGCTCAAATTAACTTTGAGCGTATCTGATGATAAGACTAGTTGACCGTTGCTATTTCTACTTACTACATACATTAGCGTCGAAAGAGGATTGACTGGATTTGGTCTAAATCCAACTCTATAGACTCTTCCAAAATTTGCTGGCATAGTGTAGACACGCGCCATTGCATCTTGCTTTGTTACTATTCTATTTTGTGCATTAGCATAGTCAAGCGCAATGGTACGAAGATCTTCGAGAGTCAGAGCATCTTCTCCGCCGACGGCAGGTTCTGTATTATCAACTTCGAATGTTGCACGAATTATTGAGGCAATATTAGATGGCGTTGATGGCGGAAATGCGTGTAGAAGTCGTGTAATTTTATTGATTGACCCTACACCGACATTGTTGTTGAGACCCCCGCCGTAGCGATATGTTACAACTATTGTCGTATTTGTAGGTGATATACCAAGACTTCTAGTCTGCAGCAGCATGTTAGGATCAATAACAGCTTTTTTAAATGTTTTCTTTGCGCCATAGAGAGGTAATGCAAGTTCTGATGGATCTGGGATGATGTCATCATCAAGTGAGCTGGCATTTCCCGACCCGAACGTGAGAGTTGTTTTACCAGAAACTCTGCTAGTTGTCGAAGTAAATCTCCTAGGAGCGGGCATAATTGCTAGCGAATCTTGAACCTCGCTTCTATCACGTGCTGTATTGACAACACTCTTGTACACAACATCATGTGTTAATGAGTCAACTTCATAGTACTGATTACCGTCTATGTCAGCTACGCTTATAATATCTGATAAATTTTGATTTGAAAGTGTAATTGTTCTAAACGGAATAAAATCATTACCAATTGTAAAATTTTCCGTTGCTACTTTGCCTGATGAGCAGAAACCAATTGCACGAACTACGAATCTTGTTGGATTTCCTAGTACGTCTTGAGAGAATATCTTGTATTGCGCAATTAAATTTCCATTTTGATCAGTTGAACCAAAGTTAAGATCATCTACAAGCTCAAATACGATGCCTGAGTTGGACGTTACTTGTGTTCCTGCCTGTATTATTGGAAGGTACTGGGTGTTGGGAACATAAGTTCCATCTACAAGACGTGAAGGTATTACAGCATAAAAATTCACATTAAGGATGGCAGGAGCAGCGCCGCCAATCTTTACACCCGTACGCTGTATTAATCTCTCAACGTTGTTGACATCTATCGCAGTTGCAAGATTAAGCTCGTTAAACTGGTAGTCTAAATAGTATGAAAGAACATCACCTGTGTAGGCTGCCATGTCTATGAACATACCAGCAACTGAGCCTTCTGATACATCTTTAATCTGGTCAGAATAGTAGCTCTTTGCGTATGTTGTTAAATTGTCCCGCAGAGCATCAAAATCCTTTCCAAGGTAAGAACGCTGCCTAATCTGCTTTAATTTTTGCTGGATTGTTGACATTATGACATTACCTCGAGGATAATTTTTACTTTCTGATTTGATGCTCCTATCTTAGGAACACTGTAACTGACGATAATCTGAAACTTAGACATGCCGCTTCTTGTCGTAGGTAGACTTTGTAAATCAAAGGTGTCTAAAGTTATGAATGGCATGTATTTTTCAACTGTGCGCATAATTGACTGCATTACAAAAGTCTCACTATCGACATTTGACGTGTACTCTGCAAGAATTGCTCTTAAATTACCACCGTAATCATACAGGCCGAGCCTCTCGCCGTAATTTGTTAAAATCATGTTACGCAAATTGTCGCCTACTTGATCAGCAACAGACGTATTCATTTGGTAAGGGTTACCATTATTACCAAATGACATGGGTGTCTTAATACCAATTGGTAAGACAGACACAGTAGGAGCTACAGCGCGAAGCTGTGCAGTTGTTGTTCCGATATTTTTAAAGCTACGTTCGGCCATCAACAATAACTATTGAGCAACTAAAAATGCTCATGATATGAGACCTACTTCTTTTGCTGCTAGATTAATGAATATTCCAGGACCGACAAGCCATCCTAGTATAGAGATGACTGCCATTTGAGCAATCTTCACGCAAAAAACTTGCATTGATGCTGCCAAAGTAATTGCTTTATCAATCATCGGTATAAGTGCTCGAATAATTTCTTTGACTAAGTTGAATATTTGTTGAACGATGTAGGAAATGAACGATGTTATTCCATTTATAATGGCGCTAATTAAATTGGAAACTTTTGTAAGTATCAATTTAATTCCTGCGATCAATTGTTTGATAAATTCAAGAAAAAAATATGCTATACCGGGTGGCAGCGGTGGCGAGATGTGAAAAATAGGAAGTGATGGCAAATCTGGCAGCGTAATGTCAGGAATTGAAATATTGAAATTAAAGTCAGGAATTTTTATGTCAAACGTTGGGATCGAAGGAAATGAAGTAATTGAATTTATAATTTTTTCAATAGCTTCTAGTATCTTAGTTCTAAAGCTTTGACTTTCTTCAATTTTTTTATCAATTTCTTCTTTTATAGCGTCAATATCACGCTTAGGCTTATTAATCTTATCAATGACATTTGTCTTAATAAATGAGATATATTTTTTGATTGCATCATTGACTGCATCGGAAACATTATCTATGAAATCCTGTATAAGCGTACCAAGATCTGCTAAAAATGCTGGTATTTTTAAGAAAAGTGGCGCAAGAATTGATTGTAAAAATTCAATAATATCAAAATCAATCACATCTGGAAATAACGACTTTAAATCGTTTAGAATATCAATAATTGGTTGAGTTGGATCTATAATTGGAATTACTTTTGCTGCAACTCCTGTCGTAGGAATTAGATCAAACATACTAGCAACACCGTTAAAAAAAGTGTCGATGTATATTGAATGCCATTGCGGGAGGCGCTTCTTGTGATCTTCAAGACCATTAGTTGCAGCAAAAGTGTCTGCTGCAAGTGGAACAGGTGAGCTAACTAAAGATAACTCAGCACCTACAAGGTATACTCTTGAAGCATTTCTAATA